AAATCGAACAAGAGCTTGGTGTGGCTATGCCCGATGAAGACGCTCCGCTACCAGAAGATGTAGAGCTTGAGTTGTCTCGCGTAGCCAAAGAAGCCGCGCAAACATTGCTAGGTAAGAGTCAGGCAGAAATGCAGGCACAGCAAGCCGCCGCACAACAGGCCGACCCGTTAACACAAATCCAGCAGGCAGAACTAAAAATGAAGCAAGACGAGCTTCAGCACAAAATCAGCATGGATATGCAGAAGTTCGAGTTGGATAAGGCATCTAAAATTGCAAACATTGGGGTTCAACGAGAGCGCATTGAAAGCGAAGAAGAGAGAGAAGCCGCAAGGATTCGCGTGAGGGGTGCAGAGATAGGTGCGAAGCTAACAACGGAAGAACAAAAAAATCAAACTGCAACGAAAAAAATACGAGCAGACCTATTAAAAGAAGGCTTGGCGACAGGAAAGAGTTTAGCAGATGACGCGACCAACGGTGAATAGTTTGGACAAGCGGGTTACAGTTCTCGAAGAAGTATATGAAGAGCGGTGGCTTGAAACCATTAATCGAATAAAAAGACTTGAAGCAGTGCTTGTTGGTTCGGCAGGCGCAATCATTACATTATTGTTGGTACAAATTATAAATGTCTAACGGCCCTGACCCCTACCTAGAGCTAATAAGACTCAAGGTAAGAGAGTACATGAATGAATGTGCTGACCATCTTGCTGGTGGCGGCGCACAAGATTATGAAGAATACAAATTCATATGCGGCAAGGTAGAAGCACTCGCGCTTATTGAGCGAGAAATATTAGACCTCTCACAAAAACTTGTAGACGAGTAGTTGCAAAACTAAAAAAGTTCATATAGTTTTTTTCTTACGAGGGCAATCCTCGCAAGGACTGCGGGCCTTTACCCGTTGCAAGGTGAGAAGATGTATTCTGCTGAAGTAAAAGATTTAGATTTTGAAAGACTGAGAAAGTCTGAAACATTCCCCCAACCCACTGGTTATAAATTATTAGTTGCGATGCCGACCTTGGAAGAAAAAACCGAGGGCGGCGTTTTTATTCCTGATGCCATGAAAGAGGCAGAAAGCACTGCATCTGTTGTTGGCTTTGTCGTTTCAATGGGCGAGTCAGCTTATGAAGATGTAGATAAGTTTCCTCATGGCGCGTATTGCAGAGAGGGCGATTGGGTTATATTCCGCTCTTATTCTGGAACAAGGTTTAAAATTGAAAATGCAGAGTTTCGTTTAATTAACGATGACACTGTAGAAGCGGTAGTATTAGACCCACGGGGAGTTAAACGAGTATGAGCGAAACAGCAAAAGAAGAAATTATAGACATCAACACAGAGCCGCAAGAAGTTGCGATAGACGTTGAAGAGATGGAGATAGAAGTTGTTGACGACCGTCCTATTGAAGACCGCGTGCCACCGCGCAGTAGCGCAGATGAGTCAGGTTCTGAAGGGATTGCAGTTGAGGGCGAAGACGATGATGAAGACAGTGAGGCATCGGGTTACTCAGAGCGTGTTCAAAAAAGAATCAAAAAATTAAAATATGAATTTCACGAAGAGCGCCGCGCCAAAGAACAGGCAGACAGAGAGCGCTTCGAGGCGGTGGAGTTTGCACAAAAGGTATTCCAAGAAAATCAAAATCTCAGAAGCACTCTGGCTCAGGGCGAGGGTGTTTTGCTTGAGCAAACCAAAGGTCGCGCAGAAGCTGACGTAGCAAGAGCAAAAAAAGAGTATAAAGATGCCTTCGAGAGTGGTGACCCAGATGCAATTACTGAGGCGCAGGTCAACCTGACAAACGCGCAGGCCGCACAAATACAGGCAGACCAATATCAGCCTGTGTATCAAAACATCCCACAGCCCACCACGCAGGCACCTAAAAAAAATGTACAAAGGCCTGTTCACAAACCAACAAGTTTGGATATAGACTGGGCAGAACGGAACCCTTGGTTTAATCGTGACAGTGTTATGACGGGTTTTGCACTAGGTGTGCATGAAGAACTTGTTAAATCTGGCACAAGTCCATTGGAGACACCTGAAAAGTATTACCGCGAATTAGATGCGGAAATGCAAAGAAGGTTTCCAGACAAGTTTGGTAGCGGAGAAACAGAGGACGCGCCCCGCAACCAAACTGGCAACGTGGTGGCCCCCGCACAGCGGAGTGCAAATAAATCACGCAAGGTGCAACTAACCTCTACACAAGTCGCTCTCGCCAAGCGAATAGGGATTACCCCTGAACAATATGCGGCGCAAATGTTGAAACTGGAGCAAGGTAATGGCTGATAGAGAACCACGCGCATCAAAAACGCGAGAAAAGACACAACGCAAAACGACTTGGAAAAGACCGTCTGCGTTGCCCGACCCAGAGCCACAGGCTGGGGTTGAGTATCGTTGGATACGCACAAGTACGCTTGGAGCGGCAGACAACAAAAATGTTTCTTCTCGATTCCGTGAGGGCTGGGAGCCTGTTCTTGCATCCGAGCATCCTGAAATGCACGTTATGCCCGATGTGGATAGCAAATTTGATGGAAATGTAGAGGTTGGTGGATTGTTGCTTTGCAAAACCTCAACCGAAAACGTCGAAGCAAGAAGGGAGTATTTTGTTGACCAAAACGCGAAAGCAATGGAAGCGGTTGACAATAACTTTCTTCGGGATTCAGACCCGCGTATGCCCCTGCTTCGACCAGAAAAAACTACGCGCACAACATAGTAGCGGGCTTGCAAAAGCCCTTGGTTGAATTTGGATAAGGAGAAGAAAGATGTCCACAAGTGCGGCACCTTTCGGATTGCGTCCAGTCGGACGTTTAGACTCAGGTTCTCTTGAGGTTATGCGTCAGTATCCTATTGCCTCTGGCTACGGCACTGCTATTGCGGCAGGCGATGTTGTTCATCTCGTAGATGGTGGCACGGCTACAACGATTGAGAAACAATCTGGCACTGGCGATGATTCGACAGAAATCGACATCGTTGGTATTTTCATGGGTGTGTCTTATACAGACCCAAACACAAACCAAAAAACATTCAGCACGCTATATCCCGCAAGCACAAGTGCTTCGGATATTATGGCTTATGTTGTTGACGACCCCAACACTCTGTTTGAAATTCAAGCAGATGGTGCGCCAACAAATGCTGATGATATTTATGGTAAAAACACGCTGTTGGTTCAAACGGCACCAAACACTTCACTTAAAGTGTCGCGGGTTGCTTTGGACATTAGTGAACTCAGCACAGACGCTCAAAATCCAATCCGTGTAATTGATTACAAGGGTGGACATGAAGGCGATGAAAAAGGAACCTCGTTCCCAATTCTGGTGTGCAAGTTTAACTATCACCAGCACTCATCAGCTACTGGCTCGGCATAGGGGATTTAAGTTATGGCTATAGCAAGACCACAGTTACTTAAAGAACTTCTGCCGGGACTCAATGCTCTCTTTGGGCTTGAGTATGAGAAGTATGAAAACGAACATTCAGAGATTTATGACACAGAATCCTCAGAGCGTAGCTTTGAAGAAGAGGTCAAGCTCTCTGGCTTTGGAGCCGCTCCGGTCAAACCGGAAGGTTCTGCGATTTCATTCGACTCAGCGCAGGAGTCTTTCACGGCCCGTTACAACCACGAAACCGTGGCAATGGGCTTTTCAATCACAGAGGAAGCAGTAGAGGACAATCTGTATGACAGTCTGTCTGCACGCTACACCAAGGCTTTGGCGCGGGGTATGGCATATACCAAGCAAACCAAAGCGGCGGCGTTGTTGAATACTGGCTTTGACACCTTCACATCAGGTGATGGCGTTACTCTGTTTAACACCGCTCACCCGACGGTACAGGGGGGTAGCAACTCTAACCGCCCCTCTACAAACTCAGACCTGAACGAGACATCGCTCGAACAAGCAGTAATTGATATTGCCGCTTTTGTTGATGAGCGTGGCTTGCTGATTGCGGCTCGCCCGCGCAAGCTGATTGTCCCGCCCGCTCTGATGTTTGTGGCAACACGTTTGCTCCAGTCGGAAATGCGTACAGGCACCGCTGATAATGACATCAATGCCTTGGTGAATAACGGGTCAATCCCAGAAGGGTTCCGTGTCAATCACTACTTGACTGACACAGATGCCTTCTTCCTGACCACGGATATTCCGAATGGCATGAAGCATTTTGAGCGTACCCCAATGACAACTCAAATGGACGGTGACTTCGATACTGGCAATGTTCGCTACAAAGCACGCGAGCGTTACAGCTTTGGTGTCTCTGACCCACTGGGTATGTACGGTTCGCCCGGAGCATAAAAAGTTAGAATATAACTTTTCTGGGGGTGGCAGTTGCCGCCCCCTTTTTTATGCGCTATTCTTTTTTTATCCCTGACAGCTACATAGTGTAGCTGACACTAGCCAAGACAGGAGATAAACATGGCTAATACAACATTTTCGGGGCCAGTGCGCTCCAAAGGTGGATTTACTTCAATTAGTGAAAACGCCACAACGGGAGCGATTACAACGCTCTCAAGCATTAGCTCAACGGGCGTAACGTCTTTTGATGCGAACACACTTTCAACCGAAGCTGGAACAGGTATTACAGGCGGCACAGGTACGATTTATCGTAGCTCTGTACAGCGGGTGGGCGGTATTATTACTACTCGTATTCTTATTGACCTGACAGGCTTACGCTCAACTGCAAGCGGTGACATCATTGGTGTTAATGGAACCTCGAATGTATGTCACCTTGGTCAGATTACAGCCGCCCAAAACGGCACAATCTTGACAGGTAGCATGGAGTGCTTTGAAGCACCCACAGGGGGCGACCCAGATATTAACGTACACTCGGCAACAGAAAGCACGGGTGTTGAAGATGGCGCTATCTCTGACTTGACAGAAACCCTCTTGGTAAATGCAGGCGATGCCACCCTTGGTAGCAAAGTGTATTTTACGGCAGTTCCAGCGGCTGACGAGTTCTTGTATCTGACATTGGGCGATACGACTGATGCCGATTACACTGCGGGTAAACTCTTCATCGAATTGATGGGCTACGCGGCTTAACTTAGAGGGGGCTACGCCCCTCTCTTTTTAAAGGAGAAGCCAATGGCTATGTCTGATGTATTTGCGGTAAATAAAACGGCAGACGCTACTGTGTATGCCAGCCGCGCTCGCGTGCGTCAGATTCAAGTAAAGACAGAGGGTTCTGGTAGCCCGAAGATTGTTCTCAAAGACGGGGGCGCATCAGGCACCGCCTTGCTTACCCTTGAATTTGGAACAGGCGACACGTTCTCAGTAAATATTCCAGACAACGGGATTTTGTTTGAGACTGATGTCTACTTGGATTTGACGGCATGTTCTAGTGTAACAGTCTTTCTTTCGTAGGTAGTGCTATGAGTAAAAAATTATTAGGAAGTATATCCCCTCTTTATGGAGCAATTTCTGGAGAGGGGCTTTTTGGAAAAATTACCGAAGAGGGGCCGGGGCTGATAGGCTTGATAGGCGGTCTTCGGGATAAGAAAAAAGACGAAGAAGAAAGCGCTAAAAAAGCAGGAATGATGACGCCCAACATGAAAGCGGCACAAGATGTGAAGAGGATGGCGGCTGGTGGCAGGGGAAGAAAGCGCCCGATTGATGGCATTGCCACCAAGGGAAAAACCCGCGCTATTTACTAATGTCTAAGACAAAATATCCCGGCGTTACGAGAACACCAAGCGGCGGTATTAAATACCGAGGTACAACCTTTGCTGGGTTCAACAAACCCAAAAGGTCGAACCGCGCTGGCAAAAAAGGCATGGTCTTAGCCAAAGAAGGCGACAAGATAAAGCTCATCCATTATGGCGATAGCTCTATGGGCCACAATTACTCTGCGGCGGCGAGAAAAAACTTCAAGGCGCGGCACGGTAAGAACATAGCCAAAGGCAAAATGTCTGCGGCTTATTGGGCAAATAAAGAATTGTGGTCAAAGGGCGGTTCTAAAAAGTCGCCACCTAAATCACAAAAGCACAAGAAATATGGCAGGAAAAAGGCATGAAGGTTGGTAGAAAGATTGGCTGTCCCAAGAAGCCTATTGCTATGAACGGGGGCGGAAGGCCGGGCAAAAAGAAGTCCAAGTCTAGGGTAAACGAGGCGGGAAACTACACAAAGCCTGCCATGAGGAAACGAATATTTAATCGCATCAAAGCTGGGGGGAAGGGCGGCAAGCCCGGCCAGTGGAGCGCCAGAAAAGCTCAGATGCTTGCGTCTGCCTATAAAAAAGCAGGGGGCGGCTATAAGAGTTAGGCAATGATATGGAACCTATCACCACTGCATTAACTGGCATCGCATTGGTGCAGAAGTCTGTTGATTTCATTAAACAGAATATCTCTACAGCTAACGACATCAAGGACATAGCTGGCGCTCTGGATGGCTTGTTCGCGGGCGAAAAGCAGATACAGCAAGAACGATACGGCAATAAGTCAGTGCTTGGGCAAACCAAGGATGCCGCACATATGGTTATTGATGCAAAACTTGCCAAAGAACAAATGGACGAGATGAGACAACTCATCAATGCTCGCTTTGGCCACGGCACCTTTCAGCAGATTATCGCAGAGCGTAATAAGCAAATACGCGAAGAAAAGGAACGCATTGCCGAGCAAAAGCGCATAGCGGCAAGAAAAAGAAAAGAAATGCAGGATATAATGTTAGTATTTGGTATAGCAGGTGGGGTTGCAGTTGTTTTTGTATTAGCTGTTATAGGGTTTATTGCCCTCAGTTAAAAGTTAGAATCTAACAAAAGGTGGTCTTGATATGGGAAAGGCAAAGTCGCAAAGGAGCTTAGATAGCTGGACAAAGCAGAAGTGGCGAACAAAGTCGGGCAAGCCTAGTACGCAAGGGTCAAAAGCAACGGGCGAAAGGTATTTGCCTAGCGCGGCTATTGTTAATATGTCAGCAAAAGAATACGCGGCCACGACCAGAAAGAAACGTGCGGATACCAAAAAGGGTAAGCAACACTCCAAGCAACCTAGAAAAATAGCCAAGAAGACAAGAGCATATAGGAAAAAAGCCTAATGCGTGGAAAGAACAGAAGGATACCAAGGAAAAAAGGACAGCCCGCACGGTCAAAAAAACACAGTGACCTGTATACGGATGAAAACCCACGCGGTACAATACACGGGCTAAAGTTTGCAACTGTTAAGGACGCAGAGGCAAGCGTGCGAAAAATTAAAAGCAGTGGCCGCACTCACGCTCACAAGATACAAGCGGCCATAGCTATGGAGCAGAGGGCAAAGGCGGCAAAAAAGACTGGGCCAAGCGCCGTGTATAGAAAGTATATAAATTCTATGAAGAAGAAAACGGGGTAAGAAATGGCTGTTGTAACACCAGATTTGCCGGAGATATTTGAAGAGGCGTTTGAGAGGGCGGGGCAAGAGCTACGCTCTGGGTACGACCTTAAAACAGCTAGGCGTAGCTTTAACTTATTAACCTTGGAGTGGCAGAACCGTGGACTCAATTTATGGACTATTGCAAGCGGCACGCAAGTTCTTAGCGAAGGTAGCCAAACATATACCCTACCAACAGACACTGTTGACCTTTTGGAACACCAGCTACGGACGGGCAGTGGCACTAGCCAAAAAGATACAAATTTGGAGCGCATCAGCGTATCAACGTATGCTCAACAAAATCAAAAAAACCTTCGGGGGCGACCCACCCAAATCTTCG